TGTCAGTTAGTTCACGGAGAACTTCTTTTAAAAATGGTCTTACATCAACCGTATAACGAACTTTTGGTGGGAACTTTTTTCCATCGAAAGTTCTCTGACAAATTGTCGTGTCTCCAACTTTTACATAGATGTAAAAATTTTCAGGTCCGTCAGTTTGTGATGTCTCCATAATTTTTGGGTCAACAATAATTGATTCTTTGTTATCTAACATGTAAACAACGGTTTTCATCTTCAGATGATACTCGAGTTCATCCTTCAAAGATTTAATGAATTCGTAAAACTCGATTGAGTTTTTTGCAATAGGATTGTACCCCTTGACGTTGAAGAATCTTTGAACAACAATGTTGTCGTTAAGAGTTAAAAGAAACTCCATTTTCGTACTGTCTTGCTCTTTCATAATTAATTTTTTTGTGTGTTTCGTTTTTCTTTTCTTGTGAGTTTTAAAAAAGGTTTTAGGAAGTTAACCCAAGCTTCGTCATTCTTGGGGAGATACTTAAAGAGACCGTCTTCCATCATCAATCTCATTAAGTTTTTGTATCCTCTGTCGGTGGGGTCAATGGTGTCTGTATGAATTTGTTCTACAAGTTGTTTTCCTTCTTCTGTTAAGAGGGGGTTTTTAAGGTCAACAATTTTAGTATTAATCTTATAGAACTCTTCACCAAATATACCATTTTTAGTGCGTCCTGTCAAAAGATTCGATAAACTTTTAATTGGTTTTTTTTGTGGGATATTTCGTGCATTATCGAGAATTTCGTCAATAGTGCAGGGTTTCTCAAGCATTTGTGGGAAAAGTTTGACTAAAGTTTTTTCACCTAAACCTTCAATACCATCGATGTTATCTGACTTATCACCAGTAAAAATCTTACACATCAAAACATTATAGTGTGGGATATCAACTTTGTTAATTGTTATCTTATCACCATTTTTGAAATATGTTTTTTGTACTGGAGAATAAATTGTTACGTTTTCAGATATTAGTTGGGTTAGGTCTTTGTCTCCTGAAAATATTATAATTTTTTCATCCGTGGCTACGGAACAATAATGGGCAATCAAATCATCAGCTTCGTTGTTATTCATTTCAACTTGTCTGACAAAAATTTCTTCCAAATACATTTTGACTCTCGACTTTTGTTGTAAGTATGAATCGTATTTGTATTCATTCATGTCTTGACGACGGTTACCCTTATATTGAGGATAAATGGATTTTCGAATTGATGAATTTGAATCCCCGTCCCAAAACACAACCACTTTATCGTGATTATGTTCCTCCAAAAATCGTCTAAGTGTATTAATGAAGTGATACACTCCACCAATGTGAGAACCGTCAGAGAAGAGGTCCCTGACACCGTGAAATCCTATTTTAAATAAATTGTCTCCGTCGACAAGTAATGTTTTTGTCACATACCTTCTTTAAAGGGTTACTCAATCTTCTTTTTCTTCTGTCAAAGTGAAATCACCCTCAGCACCGATAATGTCTTTCCAATAATCAGCATATTCCTTCTTATAAGATTCGATGGAAGCTTTTTCTTCTGCGGAATCTTTACCAGCTAAAAACCCATGAGGTGTAACGATAATTTTTCCATCATCATATCCCAACCCATTGATGTGGTTTTTCATAACAGATACTTTACTTCTTACGGCAAATTTAACGGAACGTTTGTCTTTTGTTGCTGTTATTTTTGTAGTTCCCGCACCTTTTTGATTTCCAAAAAGAAACACCAATGAAGAGTTCAACCAAACGGATTCACCACCCTTTGCTTTGATTTTTGGTTGACCGAAAGGATTATCAGGTAGCTCAACCCAAGGTTGATTTATAATGATAAGTGTATTTTCATATTCGGTATCTGCTTTTCTTGAACCAGATATTCTTTGGTTGATTCCCATACCAATCTTGTCTGATAATACAGACGCGTTGTGTTGTTTTCCACCTTTACCCTCATACGTCATTTTACACGGAACAGAACCAACTGAATCCCATATGAAACACAAACTATAATTTAGTTCACCTTTCTCTTGTGCATCCAATAATTCATTAATATAATCTGTTATTTGTTCTATATAACTGAAGTTGTTGTTGAATAGAAAAAATCCATCCCAATCCATTTCACCTGTCTCTTTATCAACCACCTCCTCACATTGAAATCCCATAAGTTTTGCGTGGTCGAAGCTCCATTTCTGTTCTGTAATAATGAACACAGGAAGAATTTCTTTCTTTTGTGCATCAACCGCAGCTTTAATTGCCGCAGTAGTTTTTCCTGTGTCGGAATGACCCAAGAACATATTGATGTGACCAATCGCAGGACCAGGTAATCCAACCGCATCCAAGAAATCTGAACCTAAATCCAAAAATCTTTGTGGTTTATATTTTGCAGAAGTCGAAAACTTCTTTTTTAAATTACTGAAATCATTTTTCTTTATTGACATCTTCAATTTTTTTTAGGATTGGTAATTTGTTTGGTTTAACCCCGCCATAATATTTTTCATTTTTCTCATACAATACTCCAAGTTCATCTTCATGTAAGGTTATTAAATTAAGTTCAGATATATCATCTTCATCAATTTGCTCTAACATACCAAACAAAACAGTTTCACCAACTTGTTTCGGTCTTCCTGAAAAATAAAATTTATCTTTCAATATGTTTAAAACATCAAAAGTTAAAATTTTATTGTCTTTTAATTGTAATTCTATTTCTTCTTCGAACGTCATAAAATAAAAAAAAGTGGTGGGGTTTCCCCCACCTTTATATTAGAATGGTAAATCAGAATCTACTTCTGCATCTGCTTGTGGGTCAACGGATGTCTTAGATTTTCCACCAACTGTAGTTTCTTCTTCAGTTGAATCTCCATAAACATATCCACCTTTTTCAGAGTCCCACTTTGGTGTTTCACCACGAGCAATCGCCTCAAGATACTCTACAGGTTTTTTGCTGTAAACATCTGTCCATGCTAGTTCGTCGTTAATCCACTCGTTAGCTTGGTCTTTTTCTGCGTGTACTGGTGATGGGTCATCGTACATAATTGCAGAAACTGTTGTATATTCTTTTCCTTTCGGGGTTTTTGACTTAGCAAGTTCGATGATAAGGTCACGACCTTTTTCAGGGTCTGTAACGTCGCCCTTGTTTCTCCAAATTGGAATGATTTTGTCGAGGATACCCTCGTTCTTATAATTGTGTTTGAAACGCCAAAACTTTGGTCCGTCCTGCTCGTTATCACGGTCGATAACTTTTACGATGTAGAACTTTCTTGACTTGTACTGCTTGGCAAGTTCCTTGTCGGATTCCTTACCAGTACTCATCAATTCTTCGTAAACTTCATTAAGTGGTGAACGCTCGTTGTCGTTCTTTCCTGGGTCGTAGAATTTTTGCCATTGTCCACCTACTTGAATTTCATGATACCATGCCTCTTTGAATGGAGATGAACCGTCCGCAGTTGGGAGGATTCTGATTCTTCTTTGACCTGATTTCTCTTTATCCCCGAGGATTAAAGCGAAATACTTTTTCATTCTTTCGTCTTGCGACATTCTTGATTGGGCCCCGCCCCCTTGTTGGTTTTTTTCATACTGTGCCAATACGGCGTCTAATACATTACTCATTGTTTAAATTTTAGATTGTTTATTAAATATAATTGGGTTTACCCTATATGTCAAATTGAAAAGGGACCTTTAGGTCCCTTTTTTTTATTTAAATTAATTCGTCGTCTTCTTCAGGTTGAAAGGTTTTTTTTACGTCCGACATGTTTGCATCGGTAACATCATTTGGTGTTAAAACATAATCTTTTTTTCCTGTCATTTCCATTTCTGCTTTCTTATCTGTGAAAAAATCACTTAACTTTTGGTTATAAGGATAAGAATCAAAACTTCTCAATTCCAATTTTTCTTCAGGAGTTTTTTGTCTGTATTTTTCAATTTTAGCTTCGATTGTATTTAATCTATCCATAACTGAATCCATCTCAGATAACTTGCTTTCCAAATTTGAAAGTTGACTAAATAGGTTTTGGAAATACTCTTCTTGTTTTTCTTCAATATTTTTTTGTGAATCAACTAGTTCAGTTATATCCATTTCTTCAACGTCACCCCCTTTCTCTTCTGATTTGCCCTCGTCGTCTATTTTTTCTACGTCAGGGTCATTCTCAACATCAATCTTTTCTGCTGTTGGGGTTGTAGGTGCGGCTCCTTCGGGAGCAGCTGCTGCAGGAGGTGGTGGAGGTGCCGGTGTTTCAGCGTCGGTTGGTGGGGGTAATGGTGGTAATTCAGCCTGCTCTACTATGTATTTGTTGATTTGGCGATATCTTTCAATCTCACTTAAAATCTTTTTATCTAAACTCATTTTGTTAACCATTTAAAAGTTGTTTTATACCTCTTGATGTTTCCACTCTTACCCTTCTATTAACGGTAAGTTGGTGTCCGGCTCTTTCAATTAAACCATCTCTTTCTCTTATGGTATAACAATCTCCTGTGTCTAAATCACAAACTTGTTTTGTTCCATCACCGTTGTCCTCCTCAGAATATCTAACCGATTTTCCAAGGTAATTGTCTAGTGCTGATTTAATATTCATAAAAATCTTTTTATATAAATATACTGAAAAGGGATAAATTAAAAGTTGATTGTTCCTGGTAGTGTGGTTACGTCAGCTCTTGGGTTGTTAGGTTCATCTGCATACACTTCAGCTTTGACAACCAATTTGTTTCCGACTTTGGTTAATGAAGAATCTAAACTCAACACCGATAATATTTCAGATTTAGTAATTGAGAAAGTTTTCCTGTTAGTTGACACGTATCCATTCAAGTTTTTTACTCCACTACTAACAATGACTTCCTTGGTTGTTAAATCAGAGTTAATTTGGGTTTCATAAATCTGATAATTCAAATTAAAGTTATTTTTGAAAACCCATGTTGGGGTTTGTGGATTGATGTCTGCCGACAACGTTTGAAGACCAACAGTAGGTATGGATACAGAAGTTGTTAAAATCGTTTTCTCACCAGTCGCACCTATTTGATTATTCAGTTGAGCAGCTTGGCTAGTTGGTGATTGTTGTGTTACAGGTATGGATGGTTGTCCGTTATTAACTTGTGGTGCAGGTACTCCGGAATTTGTTTGTGCCGGATTGTATGCGAATTGAGAAACTGATGTAGATTCCCCCCAATCTGTTACAACTTTTATATTTGTTTTGACTACGGTTTGTGGTATTGTTATCGGTTTTGCAACTGTAACAGTCAAAAGAGTGTATAACGAATTAACTGTAAATGCGGTTATCGAACTATTATTAATAACAACTTCTTTGACATTATAAAAATTCTTACCAATAATTTTTACAATAGTACCTTCAACACCTGATGACGGAGTAAAAGAAGTAATTGTTGGTGGTTGACAAGTTATTTTTGTAGTTCCACTTGTGCCTGATGTCCCACTTGTACCTGATGTTCCATCTGTACCCGAAGTACTTCCCGCATCCAAATCTTTCAACCCAACTTTTTCTGCAGATATTTTTGCTTGTACAAATGAATTGTT